CCAAATATAAATCCAAATATAAATCCAAATATAAATCCAAATATAAATCCAAATATAAATCCAAATATAAATCCAAATATAAATCCAAATATAAATCCAAATATAAATCCAAATAATGAAAAATGATATAAGGATAAGATAATATTAATAAACATGCTTCTATAGCTCAGTTGGTTAGAGCGAACGGCTGTTAACCGTTAGGTCGGAGGTTCGAGTCCTTCTAGAAGCGTTGTTTTTTTTTAATTTCATTTTTTATATAAGAAAATGAAAATAATAAATAATAATGAGAACATTGTTAAGAATCTTAATTATAAAACTAACAATTATATCATCATTAGCATTTAATGTAGTAAATATAAATTTATTAATAAAAAAACCATTAGAAGATTCATTAATAGGATTTATAAAATTACCATATATTCATAATTTAAAAATTAAAAATAATACAAAATATTTAATATTAAATTATTTAGATGATCCTAAAAATAAATTTATTGATAAATTAGATAATACATTATATAAAGGTTATATATCTGTTAAAGATGATGATAATAAAATAATTAATTTTATTGAAAATAATAATGGTAAGGATGAAACAATAAAAGGTGTTGAATATGTAGAACAAGAACAAAATAATTCATTTTTCAATGTTTATGAAACAATAAAGAACAATAAAAAACCATTAATAATAATAAATAAAAAAAATAGAAATAATATTAATTCAAAATACTTATATTTAATAAAATCTAAATATGAATATGTAATGAGATATTCTTTTGATTATAATAATCATAGATATAAATATTATTTTAATATTGATGCAAAACCAATTGATAATTATGAAACATTATGGGATATATCAGCATTTGTAAAAGATTATTCTACAATAAAAACATTATCAATTATTGGTTATTATGTAAAAAATTGGATAGAACATAATATATATAATAATATGGATTTTAATAATTTTTATAAAAGATATTTAGTATTATATTTCTTTTTAAATAGTTAATCAAACATATCATCAATATCATAATTATATAATATTAAAAGGTGTAAAATTTGTGAAGGTTTCATAATTTCTTTAATTATATCTTATTCTAAATTTTCAAAGTTTTTTTTCATTTTTATATAATCCAATTCAAATATTTCTGGATTTGTTGAAATATCATTCCAAGCAATTTTATTTTTATTCATTTTAATATTTCAATAGCAAAAGGATTAAGTGATAAAATACACCAATTTATTTTATTTTTATTTTTTTTTAATTAATTCAATAGCATTATGATTACTTGATAATTGATACCAATCAATTTTATCCATATTTTCTTTAAGTAATTTAATAGCATTTGGATTAGATGATAATTGTGACCAGTAAATTTTATCTTTATTATCTTTTAATAAATTAATAGCACTTGGATTTTTAGATAATATATACCAATTAATTTTATCTAAATTTTCTTGTAAAAGTTTAATTGCTTCTGCATTTGGATTACATGATAATTCTTCAAAATTTATTTTATTTTTATATTTTTTTATCTAAATTTTTCTCCAAAATTTCCATTACTAATGGATTAGGATTTACACATAAACATGACCAATTAATTTTATCCGGATTTTCTTTTAAATAATCAATTGCATTTGGATTTTTTGATAAATATGTATAATCAATTTTATTTAATTCAATCCAGTCTTTAAATTTATATATTGGACGATTCATAATAATATTTATTTTTTATTATTGACAGTCATTTTTTATAATTATAAAAAATAGATATTATGAATCATAGTAAATTTATAGCAAGTGGTGCATATGGTTGTGTTGTTAAACCAGCATATAATTGTGATAAAAAAATTGGATTATTAAAAGAAAATACAATTGCAAAAATTTTTGGAGATAAAGAAAATTATACATATGAGTTAGTTCAACATAAAAAAATTTCAAAAATTGATAAAAATAATGATTTTACTATTAAAATTATTAGTAATTGTGAAATAGATTTATCATATATAAAATCACATGTTAATGATATTAATAATTGTGAATTAATAAAAGATAAAAATAAAATTTATCAAATTATATATGAAGATGGAGGAGAAGATTTATTAGTTTTTTTAAATAATATAAAATCAACATTTGATAGTTATAATTTTTTGAAAAAATTTATAAAATTATTTATAGGAATAAAATTATTAATAAAAAATAATTTAACACACAGTGATATAAAACTAGAAAATATATTATTTAATGGAAATAAATTAATATTGATAGACTTTGGTTTATTAGTAAATTTTGAAAATATTTTTAATTCACATATTGACAATTTAAAATATTTAACAATGATACATTATCCAGATGAAATAAAATTATATTTAACAAAAAATATTATAAATGAAAATTATAATTACAATTTAAATACAAATGATTTATTAGAATTATTAAATAATTATATTTTAAAAATAAAATTTCTTAATCATAATTCTAATTATTTTAATTATTTTAAAAGTATTAATGATTTATATAATTATATTATAAAAGAATCTAATGAATATTATAAAAGATTTAATAAAAATAATTATAAAAAAAATGTTAAAAAGATTTTTGGCAAAAAATTAGATATATATCAATTAGGAATTGTATTATTAGAAGTAATTATATTAATAATTATTTCTAATAATAAAAAACAAATTTTACAAATACCTATTCAAATATTTGATATAATTAAACAAATGTTAGAACCAGATGTAGAAAAAAGAATTAATATTGATATTTTAATTGAAAAATATTCATTATTATTTACTTAATTATCTAATAAATAATCAATAATAATAGATGCTTTTTTTTTACCAATACCATCAATATTTAATAATAATTTAATTTGTTTGTCTCTTGTTTCTTCATTAATAAGACTTTTAATTAAAGTTTTTAAATTTGGATATATATTTTTAATTTTTTTTGCAAGTTCTTTTGATATAGAAGGTATTTGAGATAATTGTAATAAATAACATGTTTCTTTATCAATATTAGCATTTTTTTTAGTTTTAATTTTACAAATATCAATATAATTATTTGGATTATTAACTTTAATATTAAAATTTTCAGGTTTATCTATTATTTTAGTTGCTAATAATAATAAAAATGTTATAGTATCATTAATATCAAATGTAAAAAAAACATTAATTTTATCTCTATAAATTGAATTTAAATAAACACTTGTTAATGTTTTTTGATTATTAAAATTTTTAATTGAAGTTATTGAATCTCCTTCAATAATATAATTAACATTTGCAGATAATGATAATAATCTTGTTTTTTGTTCTTTATATCTACCATCATTAATAGAAGATAATAAATCTTTAACTGTTTTTCTTTCATAAATAAAAAAAATATCATTAAATTTAATATGAATATCACCAATATCTAATTGTTGTTTTTGAATAATAATTTTATCTTTATATTTATCTAAATCTCTTTCAATAATACCCGAAAATAATTTTGTTTCTCTATTATCAATAATAATTGATAATAAATTATTAGACATTTATAATAATAAATATTTTTATTTTCTTAAAAGTATTTATATAAAAATAATTCATCCTGTGTGGGGATCGAACCCACGACCACTAGGTTAAAAGCCTAGCGCTCTGCCTCCTGAGCTAACAGGACTTATATTTAAATAAATAAATTATCCTTATATAATTTTAAATATTTAAATGTAGATATGAGCATAACATTAAATGATATTTCAATATTACGTTTAAATTGGGATAATAATATACAACAACCATTTTATACAACAATAAATGCAGGTACAGGATTAGTAACAGAAACAATTACAGATTTATCAGTATATATAACATCAAATTCTGCTTTTAATATATTTGTAACATCAAATATATTATCAAATATATTATCAAATAATATATTAATAAATAGTAATAATTTAGTAAATTATACAAATCAACAAACATCAAATACAAGTAATCGAGTTTATAGTAATATAAATTTAATTGGATATACTACATCAAACAATGTATCAAATATAATTACAAGTAGTTTTAATAATTATAATAATTTAAATAATAGACCATGGTTTAATTCCAATAATAATATTGTAAAATTAACAGGTAATATAGGAATAGGAACAACAAACCCTATTTATTCAATTGATTGTATTGGTTCTGTTAAATTAGGTAATAGAGGAACACCCTTTGCATCAATAACATCATTTGCATATTTTGCAGGTTCTAGTGGTTTAAATCAAGTATCATATTCAATAACATTTGCATCAATAAATAGGTCTTATCCTGATATTTCAAAATTACTAATATGTGTTACTCCTGAAGAAAGTACAGGTTCTTCTGAAATATTTATAGCAAGTATATCAAGAAAAAATACATTGGGTATTGTTGTAAATGTAGGTACACTTTCAGGTAATCCTTGGAATCCACCAATAAGTCTTATATTAAATATATGTATATATGAATTAGTATAATAAAAATAATGACTAAAAAAGATATCAAGATTATACTTGATGATTATATAGATATGATTTATGTATATGAAATTATATGTAATGAAACTTATAATTATTATTATAATCTTAAATTTTTTTTTGAATTTCCAATTATTTTCATCAATGTTATAATGACAATTATAAATTCAACTATAACGGATGTATATATAATTAAAAATGCAAATATTTTTCTTAATGTAACAACTATGCTTCTTGTTTCTTTAAGTAATTATTTTAAAATAACGGAAAAATGCGAAATACTTAAAATAACAAGAGACAAGTTTATTAAATTATATAATTTAATAGAAAAAAGAAAATATACTGAAGATATATCTGTTGATTTTATTGATATTGTTATTACTAATTATGATAATATAATTGAAAATATTAGTTTTACTTTTCCTCAAAAAATATTAGTAAAAATAAGAAATCAACATGCACAAAAACGAACTTTACCTTTATTTATAAATGGTATTAAAAAATTAGATAAATTTAGAGGAGTAAATGGTATTATTTCTCCTTCAACATTAAGTACATTAGATATGAATGATATTATTTAAAAAATGATAGATAAATAAATAAATAAATAATAAGAATGATAAATATAACTATATTAAAAGCACCTGAATTAGTAAACATGCTTAAAAAAGATAAAACATTAACAATTGGACAAATAAAATTAATAGAAGATCAATTATTTAAAATAGCACCTAAAAATCCTTATTTTAAATTAAAAGCAAAAAAAGAAGAAAAAAAAATAATTAATGGAACTGAATTATTAAAAAATCAAAATTATAAAAAATTGTCTGTAAAAGAATTAGTAAAAATTCTTAAAGATGCCGATAATGCATATTTTAATGAATCAAGAGTAATTTTAACTGATTATGAATATGATGAAATTAAAGATTATTTTAAACAAAAATATCCTAAAAATCCTTATTTAAAAGAAATAGGTTCTCAAGTTCCTGATAAATTAAAAGTTCAATTACCTTATTTTTTAGGAAGTCAAGATAAAATTAAATATGAAAATGTTAAAGAATTAAAATTATGGGTTTCTAAATATTTTAAACCATTAGAATATGTTATATCTGAAAAATTAGATGGTATTTCTTGTTTAATTATTAGTTCCATTGATAAAGATGAAATAACATTATATACACGAGGAGATGGTTATTATGGACAAGATATTACAAAATTTAAAGATTTTATTAAATCAATTCCAAAGAAAATACCAAGAGGTGTTGCTATAAGAGGTGAATTATTGTTATCAAAAAGCAATTGGGAAAAAGTAAAAGATCATGGAGTAAATGCGCGAAATCTTGTTGGTGGTGTTATTAATAGTAAAACTCCCAATAAAATAGTATTACCTTTAATTGATTTTGTTGCATATGATTTATTAAATGAACGTATTGAAAACTTTAATGCTCTTGCTAAAATTAAAAAAATGGGTTTTAATGTTGTAAAACATACATTAATAAAAGAACATTTAAATAATGAATTATTACTTGAATTATTAAAAGATTTCAGAGATACTAGTAATTATGAAATTGATGGTATAGTTATTACTCATAATAGCAAAAATCCTATTGCTATTGGAAAAAATCCAGATTTTTCATTTGCCTTTAAATCAAATTCATTAATTGAAAAGGCAGAGGTACGAGTTACAGATGTTGAATGGAATATAAGTAAGGATAAATATTTAAAACCAATTGTTAAATTTAATCCTGTTAAACTTGATGGAGTTGTAATTAAAAAAGCAACAGGTTTTAATGCCGATTTTATAGTTAAAAATAAAATTGGTATTGGTTCAATAATTGTTATTCAAAGATCCGGTGGTGTAATACCAGATATAGTTGAAATTCTTAAAGAATCTGATAATGGTAATGCAATTATGCCCAATATTTCTTATAAATGGAATAAAACAAAAATTGATATTATTGCAGATACTGATGAAAAAAATAGAGAACATGATATTAAATCATATACATTTTTTATGAAATCATTAGACATTAAAGGAGTTGGTGAAGGAATAATAACTAAATTATATGATAATTCATTTGATACACTTAAAAAAATTATTAATATAACTAAAGATGAATTATTAAAAATAGATGGATTTAAGGAAAAAAGTGCTGAAAATTTATTACTTTCTTTAAGTGAAATTCAAAAGAAAAGTTGTATTGAAATAATGATTGCATCAAATCTTTTAGGAAGAGGTATGGGAGGAAAAAAATTAGATTTAATTTTATCTAAATTTCCATTTATTTGCACAGATAAATCAAAAGCAAAACAATTAACAGCATTAGAAATTAAATCAATAAATGGAATGGGTGATGTTGGATCACAGCAATTTATTGATAATTTAAATAAATTTTATGAGTTTTATGAAGATTTGGGTATGAATATTAAAGAACCAGCAAAAAAAGAAGTAATTACTAATAAACCAAAAACTAAAAATAACAAAAATTTTGAAAATAAACATTTCGTTTTTACTGGATTTAGAAATAAAGATTATGAAGCAGAAATTAAAAATAATAATGGTCATGTTGATTCAAGTGTAAATAAAACAACTAATTATCTTGTTATTAAAGACAAAACAAAAATAACTGAAAAGGTAAAAAAAGCAGAAGCAAAAGGTGTAATTATTATAACAGAAGAAGACTTTAAATCTTTATTATCTTAAAAAATGATTTATTTTTTAAAATTTTTATAAATTTAAAAAAGCATGGATATTGAATCAAGACGTGGTAAAAAATGGCATAAAGAAGAAGATGAACAATTAAAGAAATCTATTAAAAATAATAAATCATTTGAAGATATTGCATTAGAACATAAAAGATCTATTGGTGCAATTAAATGTCGTATTGTATCTCATATCATATATCCTCATTTCATTAGTATTACAAATGATACCAATAATAATAAAACTAGTGATGAAATTATAAATGAATTAGCAACTAAATATAATATTGAAAGTGATTTTATATTAAAATATATAAATAAACAAAATACTACTAATACTAATTTATCTGAGAATACTAATGATATTTCATTATCTAATAGATTAAATATTATAGAAGATAAATTAGATTATATAATAGATCATATTATAAATATAAATAAACTTATAAATTTACAATTATAAATATTTAAATAAAAATTTAATTAAATATCAATATAAATAATATCATTGCTATCAAATACATCAACCATTTCAATTGTATCATCATTATCATAAGAATTATAAGTATCATAAGAATTATAAATAGTTGAATAAATATCATTAATCATCTCTAAATGATTTCCTTTGAAATATTCTTTGCCAATACTAGTTTGTAATTCATATTTAGATTTAAAAATTTTAAGTAATTTTTTTTCTAAATCATCACAATTATTACACATCATTTGAATTAGTAATTTTGTTCCATTTGGATAATTTTGAATTCGCTTTAAATTTTCTTGTTTTGATTTTCCTAATTTATAAATACATTCATTTGTTTTTATAAATTCTCTTTCTTGTAATAAATAAATATATTCAGTCATTTTATTTTTGTTAGTATAATTATTATCGTTTGTAATTATAAGTTTATGAGTAATTACAATCATTTTTTAATTTTACCTAATCAATTGTTTGAGGATGTTAAACATTTAAAAGGATATAAGGAAATCTTTTTAATTGAAGAACCTCATTATTTTTCAACAAATGAATTAAAAGTAAATAAAATTAAAATAGCATATATGCGTGCATGTATGCGTTGTTATTATGATTATTTAAAAAGTCAATTAAAAAATCAAAAAATAACATATATAGAATTTAAGGATTTATTAACTGATAATTCTTATTCATTTTTAAAAAAAGGTCATTTTTATTGTTATGATATTAATGATTTTAAATTAAGAAATAAATATAAACAATTAAAAGTTTTTGAAAATTTTCATGAATTAGAAACACCAATGTTTTTAATGACTAAAAATGATCTTAATAGTTATGATAGAAAAACACCAACACATGCCAGTTTTTATGAATTTAGCAAGAAAAAATTAGGATTATTAGAAGGAGTTAAAAATCAAGATGTTTATAATCGTTCAAACCCGAAAGAAGAAATTAAATTTAATGAATCAATTTCATATATTACAAAAACTAATTTAAATTATTATAAAGAAGCAATAGACTATTCTCAACAATCTTTCTTTAAATCACATGTTGGAAATGCAACAATAGAAACACTTAGATTTTATCCCATAAACTCTAAAGATGCATATTTAGCATTTCAATATTTCTTAGATAATAATTTAATTAAATTTGGATTATTTCAGGATGTAATTAGAATTAATAATCCTTTTAATTATCATGCTATTATTAGTCCAATGTTAAATATAGGACTATTAGATCCTTTAAAATTAATTGAAATTTATAAAAAATATGAATCAAAAGTTTCAATAGAATCTTATGAAGGTTTTATTAGACAATTAATAGGATGGCGTGAATATATGAGATATTTATATTTATATAAATATAATGAATTAATTAATTCAAATAATCATAATAATAATAAAACATTAGATAAATCATGGTATTCTGCAACAACAGGTATTTATTTATTAGATAATGAAATTAAAAAAGCAATTCAATTTGGATATGCACATCATATAATAAGATTAATGGTTTTTTTAAATTTCCTATTATTATCTGAAATTAAACCAAATGATATATATAAATGGTTTATGGAAGTTGTAAGTATTGATGCATATGATTGGGTAATGATTCCTAATATTTATAGTATGGGTTATTTTAGCAATATTGGCATGAAAAGACCTTATTTATCTTCATCTAATTATTTATTAAAAATGAGTAATTATAAAAAAGATGGTAAATGGGATACAATATGGACTGATAAATTTAGATCATTTGTAACAACAAGAAAAATTAATTTTTATCTAAGAAGTATTAAAAAATGATTTTAATAAGATTATTATATATAAATTGATAAGTTAGTTATAATGTCATATAATTATGATGAAAATGATATTGCAACTCAAATTTATGATTCATATTGTGAAAATAAACATGATTGGGAACATGAATTATTACAAGTTATATATGAATTAGTTATTTATAATGATGATGAAAATTTAAATGAAATAATTAATAATTATGGAGGTATTTTTATATTATGTGATTTATATGAAAGAAAATATAAAAATACAATTATAAATGAAAAAAATTTAAATTATTATCAATTTCTTGCATTTATAGGATTATATCATAGAATCCGAGAGCGATTAATTGAATTAATTGTAATGAATTTTGATATATTATTATAATTTTTTTAATTTCCATTTGTATAAGTAATAATATCAGTCATAATTGAATTGTCATGATTTATTGTTGAATTTATGATAATAACTTCATTTAATTTTGGAGAAATTACTGATGAAAATAAACAATTATAAATTATTTTAAATATTTTAATAATAATAGTATCATCATTATCATTATTAAATTCTGAATAAGTACCATATTTTTTTAAATATAAAATACAAATAAAATTACACCAGCAACATAAATAAATTAAAGGAACAATACATAATAATATTGAAATCATAGTAAAAACAAATATACTTTGAATAGGTATATTATCAGTTATAATAGAAGTATTATTAGTAATATTAGAATTCATTATTAAAAATAAAAATAATATAAAAATCATTTTTTATATCCATATTATTTGAATGTTATTAAGATAATTTTGAATTGATTCTTTTAATTTATTTTCATCATAATCATTATTAATTTCGCTAATATTTAATAAAATAATTTTATACTTATCCTTAATATAATTAGTTAAAATTTCATTATTATAAATTAAAATATATTGTTTAGTATCTAATAAATATTCAATTAATTTATCATAATTAAAATTATTATTATCACAAATTATTTTAAAAATATTTGAATTATTAATAATAAATTCAAAATTATTATTTTCATATAAAAAGTCAATAATATAATTTATATTTGTTAATAAATGAATATAATCAGAATAATAATGAATTAAACAAATATTATTTGCATTAAAATTATTTTCTAAATTTTGAATATCTTCTAAAAATTTATTTCTGCAAAATTTTAAAATTTTATTATTAATTCTATATAATTCAAGCATTTTTAAATTATCAGTTTTAATACTTTTATCTATATATATAATACCTTTTTCACTAATTTTAATTATTTCTTTAATAAAATCAAAATCTTTTTTTAAAAAATAATTTACATATTCCATAATATAAATATTTATTTTTAGTGTTTCAAGAATTAATTTCTTATTTTCTTTTAATGTTTCAGATGCATATGCAAATGATAATGCTGATTTATTAATTGCAAATCTTACTAATTCTATATCATTTTTAAGTCTATTTGAAACATATTTTAAATTAAAACCATTACCTAATTTAATTGCTTCAAATGCTATTTCTTTATTATCATGTAGTCTATCACTTGCAAATTTATAAATATATGGATTTAATTTAATAACTATTTTAAGAATTTCTTCATCATCTTTAATTTCATTAGATAAATCTTCATACACAAATGGATTATTATTAATTGCTTTTATAATAAGTGTTTTATTATTTTTATTAAAATCATTTGAATATATTAATAATTTTCCATCTATTTCAATTATTTCATTAATAATATCATATCTATTTTTAATATTTACTGGTAAATAATTAAAAATAAATTTATTTTCTTTAATAATATCTATAATAAAATCTTTATTATTTTTTAATCTAGTTGATATATATTTATATGTATTATGATTTATTGTAACTGCAGTATAAGCAATCATATAATTATCTTTTAAATTATCACTAATATATTTTATTGAATATGGATTTATTATTATTGCTTCATATGCAATATTATAATTATCTTTTAATTTTTCTGATGCATATTTTAAACATCTAATATCATATTTAATTACATTTAATATGAAAGTATAATCATCTTTTAAATAATTTGAAACATATTTCATAAGAGTATAATTACATGAATTCATAATAACAGATAAAGCAACTGAATAATTATTTTTAATATCATCTGATGCATATTTAAATGCTTTTGGATTATTATTAATTGCTATAGTAACAGATTTAATATCATTTTTAACAGCATTAGATGAATTTTTTAATAATAATCCATTATATTCAAGCATATAATTATTCATTATCTATTTTATGATGTTTAATTATTAATCATTTTTTATAATAACTATTTATAATAACTATTTATAATAACTATTTATAATAACTATTTATAATAACTATTTATAATAACTATTTATAATAACTATTTATAGATAAATGTTAAGTAATTATATAATAACAATTATTATAATATTAATAATTGATTGTATTTGGTTATATCTAAATAGAAATAATTATAATAGTTTAGTTAAAAAGATTCAAGGTTTTGATATTGAACTAAATTTATTTGGTGCTATTTTATCTTATTTATGTGTTATTACTGGTTTATTTATGTTTTCTATTCCAATGATTAGACAAGAATATAAAAAAGAAAATAAACGAAAATCTTTATTATTATTATCAATTAAATATGGCGGTATTTTAGGATTAGTTATTTATGGTGTATTTAATGCATCTAATATTGGTATTTTCAAAAATTATAATATAAAAGTTGCATTAATGGACACTATTTGGGGTTTTATGCTTTATTCATTTTCTGCATATTTATTTATTTCATTGGAGATATATCGTCAATAATATAAGGTTTTTTATTAATTATTTCATTTGGTGTTATTGTTCTTATTGTTCTTAATGATCTATAAATATAACCTAAATCACATAAACATTCTAAAATTGATATTATAAATGTATGAAATAATTTTTTATCATATACTTTATTAAATAATGATGTAGGTAATGGTGTAAATAATCTATTTCTAATTATTGTTGTATCTACTGTATTACAACAACTTAATAAATATGGCATTATACAAATAAAATCATATCCCATTTTAAGATTAACTTTATGATTACTTATAGGTTCTGTTAATGTTTTAGCATGTTCATAATCCCAAATAATCCATAAATAACCTAAATTAGGTAAATAATAATCATTATTAAAAATATTATAATGATAATATCCTCCTTCTTTTATTTTATGATATAAAAAATTTCCATCATGTGCATCACAATGATAACATCCTGTTTCTTTATAAAAAAAGATTAATGATATAAATATTTGAGCAATTTTATTATCAACTAATTTTTTATCTTTATTTAATTTAAAATCTAAATTAAAACTTCTTAAATCGCCTGATGCAAGTTCATTTAAATAAACATAATAATCTTTATCACTTAATACAAATTTTGGTATTTTTTCTTTTTTATAAATATTATCTGTTTCTAAAGATGGAATAAATGAACTTTTTCTTAAATTATTTTTCATACATAAACCATAACCATATGAAATTGGAAAATGTGGGCATAAATTTTTAATTACTGCATTACTTACAATTTCATTATTTTTAATTTCAACTGGTGTTTTATAACTAATTGGACTAATTTTAACAACATATTTAAGTAATTTATAAGTTTTATCTCTAAAACTACTTAAGTAAATTGCACCATGAGTGCTTCCAGAACCAATTTCTTTTTTAAGAATTATATTATTTCCGATTCTAAAAATTGGTTTTCCCGTTATTTTATCAAATTTATAAAATTTTACACAATAATTTTTTCTATTTTTATCAAAATTTAAATTTTTAATTATTTTTTTATAATAAACAATTCTATCATATATATTAGCAGTAACACGATTTAAAAAAGGTAATAAATAACCTTTCATTTTATTTTGAATTATTTTTGCAGCTGTATCTTCATTTATTTGTTTTTTATCTTTTTTAAGTTTCTTTAATTCCTTTTCTTCTTTTTCTTTAGGTTTCTTTAATTCTTTTTCTTTAAGTTTCTTTAATTCCTTTTCTTTAAGTTTCTTTAATTTCTTTTCTTCTTTTTCTTTAGGTTTCTTTAATTCCTTTTCTTCTTTTTCTTTAGGTTTCTTTAATTCCTTTTCTTGTTTTTCTTTAAGTTTCTTTAATTCCTTTTCTTTAAGTTTCTTTAATTCCTTTTCTTCTTTTTCTTTAAGTTTCTTTAATTCTTTTTCTTTAAGTTTCTTTAATTCTTTTTCTTCTTTTTCTTTAAGTTTCTTTAATTCTTTTTCTTCTTTTTCTTTAGGTTTCTTTAATTCCTTTTCTTCTTTTTCTTTAGGGTTCTTTAATTCCTTTTCTTTTAATGGAGAATATTTAAGTCTTTTTTGAATTAATGATGCTAATATTTTTTTTCCAATTGCACCTGATTTTAACACACAACGTTTAGTTTCTTTATTATAAATTTTATCAGGTGGACATTCTTTAATACCTAAAACTTCTTTATAATTACTTAAATTACTTTCAATTTTAACTTTATCACATTTTAATGTAACAGGATTTCTAATTTCATTTTTTTTACATTTTTTTAATTTTATACCATTAATAATTTCATATTTATTATCCATTAAAATAGATATTCTATTTATAAATATATATTTTTATGAATAATATGAAAAAATTAAAAAAAAATAGTAAATAAATAATTACAAATTATTATATCAATACCTAGTGGTCAAGTGTCAATGTTAGATATTCAAAATGTTTTTGGAGGAACTAATCCAATTTCATTAAATGAATATTATGGTAAAGTAGCAGGAATACCTTTATCAGGTTAAATTTCAATAAATGATTTTAGAGGAAAATCAAATTTATTAATTACACCAGTTGAAACAAATTATAATGATTTTGGATTACCTGCTACATATGTTGATGCAATTGAAACAACATCTTGGGACATCTATGAATTTTTATTCATTACATATATGTTAAAATAAAAAATGATTTTAATAAATATAAATAATATTTGAAAGTAAAATGCTCGTATTTTATAACAAGGTTTCAAAAACTATAACTAAATATTATTATTTATATGTACATAATAATAAAGATAGTTATATAGATGTTGAAATACCTGAATTAAAGCGCGAGGATGCATATCCTGAATTGGAATTATTAGTTGTTTAATAATTGTGTATATATAAACATTAATTTATTTTTGTTTATTTTAAGTATTTTTTTATTAATTATAGAAACTAATTCTTTTTTTGTATATTTTTTATTTCCACCTAAAACTTCTATAGGATTTTCTTCATTATTAATAGGATTATTAACAGAATTGTCATTATTTATATTAGATAAATAATGTTCTAATATAACTAATTCAATTTCATCTCTATTACCATATAAATTACTTTTATAAATATCTTTAATATCAATAGTAGTTCCTAATATATGTTCTAATTCACAATAAAGACAAAGTAAACTTTTTTGTTTAATTTGTTTAATTTCATCAATAAAATTAGTTAAAATAGGTTCTGGTTTATATTCAGTTAATTCTAATTTTGGAATATTTAATAAATTAGTATCAGATTTATTTTTTTGAACATATACTAGTATTCTATTTCCTGTTCCAAAATTAAAACATAAATCTTTAATTTTTTTAATACTATTTGTTGATAAATCTATTTTACATTCTTTTGGATTAAAACAATAATCTTCATTTTTCTTTAAATCCCAATCATATGGTATTAATGAACATTGATTATTTTTAACTTTAGTATAATTATTAAAAACTAATTTTTTATCATTACATATAATTCCAGCAAGAGAATGATATTTATAAGATTCTTCATCATTATTAGTAATACATGAAGATAAAACATAAGTTAAACCCATAAATTCAACTTCATTATCATAAGAAATAATATTACCAGTATTTTCACTATTTATTAAATATTGACTAAAATTATTTTTACGAGTATTACTAAAAATTTTATTAGGTAATGAATTTAAATCTTGATGAAATAAAACAATAACTTCCGGTGGTTGTATATTATCTGGTTTTTTTTTACTAATATAATTAAGTAAATATCTGTCTTTTCTACCATCATTAAAATAAATTAAATCTTGACAATCAACACCTAAGAAATTATAAAAATCTATAATATTTAATTCATTCCATTTAACTTTATCAGTTATTTTATTATCTTTATTAATTATAATTTCAAATAAAAATTTTGCTGATATTAATGATTCATAATAAATATTAGCATTTTTTTGATTATTATAATAAGAAATTATAATACTTTTAATTATATTTAAATAAATATCAGATTTCCAATTTATTGATAAATTTAATAATAGATTACGTGAATATTGACTATATAATATTGAAACAATTAATGTATTTAACCAAGAATCATCATTATAATCAGGTAAAATTGATATGTCATAACAATCATTCATTATAAATATATATATCTAATAATTAATTTATAAAATTATTTATAGAAAGATGAATAATGATATTAGAACAAAACCATATGATTTACTTGTAGATTTAGTTGAAGCAAAAGATAAAGGCGAATTAGCACCTGGATTAATGACATCTAGTCAATTAAATAATTTATCATTTGAATTATTATTATTTTATTTAATGTTTATACTTGCATATTTAAATAATACAGAAATAAAAAAAATAAATCGAATGTTATTTCAAATAACTAATTATTTACATTCTATAAATCAACATTCATATAATATAAATCGAATTAAATTATCATGTCAAGCATATAATTCTTATAAAAATATTGATACATTTAAATCTTTATATAAAAGTATAAATAAAATTCCTGGATCAATTAAAATTCATAAATATTTTATTGATTTTATTGTATTTTTAAATAATTTTATAATTACAAATAACCGTTTAACATCTTCTATTAGAACCTCTGCAAAAACAAAAGATATAAAAATGAAAATTAGAGAACTTTTTAGTATAATTGTTAATTATACTTATCAAAGTCATAAAGGAACACATATTGAAATAGATGAAGAAATATTAGATATAATTAAATATAAATTATTTACTTTAATAAAAATATTCGATAAATATAAATTAGACTCACCATTACAATGTTTAGAAGAAACTAAATGTACAGATTTAATATCATTAGAAAAATTAAGACCTCATTTAAGTTATTTTGATGATATATTAAGATTAATTTAAAAAATGATTAAAAGATATATATAATAAATTATAAATAAACAAATGATTGATATAAATAAATTTATCTCATATGATACAAATATTGTTGAGATATATTTGACAAGTCCAAAAAAAGAAAATTCTAATAAAATTAATATATATTTAAATGATTCAATAATTGATAAAATAAAACAAAAATTTAAATTAAGTAAAGAAACAACATTAGTTAATTTTAATAGAAATGATTTATCATATGTATATGATTTAAGTAATGATAGTCAATATGTTTTTTTACGAAAATTAGAAAATATGGAAATAACTGATAATTTCTGTTATTTAGCATTTAATGAAATGAAAATGCAAACTCACTCATTTGCATGTACAAATGATATAGATAATCGTATTGAATATAAATATCAAGAATTTAGAATTAATAATAGAATTTCATTAATAATTAAAAATAATAATGTATTTATTCATTATAGACATTCAAAAGAAGTAGATTTAGATAAAATTCAAGAAATAATTTTAAATATAATTAAACGTTTGAAATAAAAAATGATTTATTTTTTATTTATTATTAATATGAGTTATTAATAATGTTATTTGATTTCTTTAGATTTCTAAATAATAATTCTATTACATCTGGTGCAAGTGATTATATTAATTGTTATTCATCTTTTCTTATATCACGTAAAGATTTAAAGCAAAATATTCTTAAACATCGTATAAATATATTAATTGATATATATCTTTATAATAATCAAAATATTTATAATCAAAATAAATTTGATTTTATTAATTATTATTTAACTAATAATAATGATTCATTTCTTAATAAAGAAATTATTATTGGAAAACCTCCTAAGCAAATTGAAATTGATATTACTCATGATTTTGATAGTGATGTTAAAGACCATTATAAGTTTATTACTTCTACTAAACCTCCAGAACCTCAAATAGATTATGATTTAATTGATAAGAAATTTTATGAAGAAGAATTACTTAAGGAAAAAGAAAAAGAAGAAATTGAATATTTGAAAAAAGTTGCTGAAGATGACTATTATTATGATGATTATGAATATGATGATTATAATGATGAATATGATTTTACTAATGATTATGATGATGATTATGATGATTTTGAATATAAATAATAATTATTTTAAATAATTAATTATTTATTTCTTTTTTGTTTTTTTGCTTCTTTTGCATTATTTAAATTATCAATATCAACAAATTTATCAAACCATTCTTTACCTACTCTAATAGACGCTTCTTCAGATGTCATTCGATTATTAATAATTCTATTTCTCATATTTAAAAAATAATTTAGAGAATGCCAATCAAACTCTCCATCTCTTAAACACATATCATATAACATTGGATATCTATCAGAAAAAAACTCAAATTCTTTTTTCAGTTTTTCATATTTATTCATTTCATTTAATGATTTGCAATCATCTTCTTCTTTTCTTTTAATAATTTCTTTAATAGTTTCTACTAGTTTTTCATTTGTTAAACCATCTTGAATAAAATCTATATCACTCATTTAATTTATTATTACTATAATTATAATAAATATCTTTATATAAAATAATAGAAAATGACTAAATTATCAATTGCCGATAATGCATGTTCTTATAATAAACGACAACCATTTACAAAAACAGTAACTGAACCTGATGCAGCATTATATAGTGCTTATTTTTTTGCACCTCATCATATACCATCATATCAAGAAAGACCAGGTAATAATACAATTAAACCAAATTTTTATACTAAATATGTTTCAAAAGTAGAACAAGTTTTTACAGATGAACATAATGATCCGACAAAATTAATAACTATTAAACCAGAATATAATTTATATTGTTATAATGTAAAACCAAAAGAAGAAATATTAACTACCACTACTAATTAAAGAGTCGATTTTAGCATTGCTACTAATAATCTTAGTTTTTAACTTTTCAATTAAACTTAATGAGTTAATAATAATCTTTTTTGATTCTTCTTTTTTCCTTAAACGTTCTTTTTCAAGTTCATCTTCATATTTTTTATTTTCACGTGTATATTCTTGAATACACGTCATACAAAGACTACACTTAATAGACATTGTCCAAGTTTATTTTAATTTTCATTTAATCATTTTTTTTTAATTTTATATGATTTTATAAACAAAAATCATATAATAAAAATAATATAAAAAAGTAGGACTACTGAGAATCGAACTCAGATTTTAGCTTTATCAGAGCTATGTTCTAACCATTGAACTATAGTCCCATTATTGGATATTTAATAATAATAAATAATCCTTATATATGATTTTATAAATAAAAATTATATAATAAAAATAATAAAAAAAGTAGGACTACAGAGAATCGAACTTTGGTTTTAGCTTCATAAGAGCTATGTTCTAACCATTAAACTATAGTCCTATTATTGGATATTTAATAATAACTATACATAATTTTGTTTTTCAAAATCATATAATAAAAATAATAAAAAAAGTAGGACTACTGAGAATCGAACTCAGGTTTTAGCTTCATAAGAGCTATGTTCTAACCATTGAACTATAGTCCCATTATTGGATATTTAATAATAATAAATAATCCTTATATCATTTTTCACCTAAGGACATTTTTAAATTTCCAAAGTTCTAAAATATAAAAACAAAAAGCAATTAACTAATTATTTTTATTAAAATCTAATACTAACTATCAAATAAAGTCAAATGGCACTTCATCACATAAATCAACATCAATATTGCATAAACCATCAGAAAAAATAATATATATGATAAAACACTCCCAATGAATTGTGAAACCATTTGCATGTAAAATTACCTAAAAATGATTCTTTTAAACAGTTGATAATAGTTTTTGAAAGAGTAGATATCTGCGACATATCAAAATATGTAGCATCCAATACTGAATGTGAAAGATAATTAGAATTTCCTTTCAATGCAAAGTTTTCAGCACTCATATTGATAGCATCCAAAATTGAAAGAAAAATCATAGTCAGTTATAAACCAATTATTATTATTAAAATTAAAAAATCATTTTTATTAATAATATATAATTTATTTAATACTTATTTAATTTTAGATTTAATATATAAATGAAATAATAAAATCATTAAAATTAAAAAAAGTATTGCTATATTTATTTTATTATTATTTTTATAATATTCATTATAATTAACAAAACCTTGTTTAATTAAATTATAATCAGATTCTCTATAATAAGGTGCTTGTGTTGGTTCTGCACTTGCTAATCTTTCTGAACTACCGCCACCACCCATAATATAAAATTTAGTCTTTTAATATTATATTATCTTTAATTTTAATAAATATATCATTATTAATAATTTTATTTTGTTCTTTAATTTCACTAATACCCATACTAGTAGATTGTGCTAAATTATTAAATCTTGTTTTGAAATAATTATAATCTTTAATAAACCCTTTATTATTTACTTTTATTTCAATTATTTTTGTTGGATATTTATCAAATATATCAGATAATAATTTCTTTAATACCTTTTCTTTAGTTTCACTTATAGGAACTTCACCATTTAATAAGTATTTTTCAATTTTAACTTTATATGATATCATATTTGTTTTTTTACTTTCAGTAATTCTAATATCACCTGTTAATATATCTCCTAATGGTTCAGATTCAGGTGTTTCTGTTTTATCAGTTTTATCACTTTTATCAGTTTTATTTTTAATTGCTTTTATTTTTGCTTTCGGAACCTTTACAAGTTTAGGTTCTTTTAATTTTGAAATAAATTCATCAAATAATAATTCTTGAACTTTAAGTAATTTCAAATTTTCAAGTCTATTTTTTCTTCTAGTATCATCTTTATACATATCTTTTAATTTTAATTCTTCTTCTATTTTCATCCAATAATCTGGTTCTTGTGAATAAATATCTAATTCCTGTAAACATAATACATATAATTGTAATATTGGTTTCATAATTTGATTAGTTATATAATGAAGATAATCCGGTTGTAAATTATTTTCAATAATAAATTCAGGTGTTTCAATTTTATCACCCTGAAGTTTTGCTTCTTTATTTTTAATATATATATATTGAACACGATCATTAACTGCCGGTTTATTTCCAGGATCTCTTACTGCAATTCTATCAGCAAGAACTTTATGTGCAATTCTTGTTGGATCTTTATAAAAACCTCTTAATGTTTTCGATAAAATTAAATCTTTCATATCAGTTTTACCTTCAACTAAATCTTTCAATTCGTCTCTAAGAAATTTAATTGATAAATTTAAATCTTGTTTATTAAGAATTATATCAATAATACCACCAAATACCTTTTTAACTATATTTGCATTATCTCGTCTTTTTAATACAATACCCATTGATTTTTGTTTAGGTTTTGCATTTGGATCATTTTCATATAAATTACCAACATATCTCTTTTTTGAAAATAAGATAAATGGAAACATTGATTTTTCATAATTTAATTTTTGTGGATAAGGTAGAAACTTCTTAATTTTATTTTCAACATCTTGTCCAATTTTAATAGCATAAGGTAATGCATCTTTTCCTGTAATTTCCATTCCGCTTTCATCTCTAATTTTGAATTTACAGAAAATTGAGTCCGTATTTTTCAGAATAATATTACCTATTCCTCCGTGAAATACTCCCTTTTCAGTTTCAATATCATATACATAACCATTATAATTCTCATATAATAAATCTATTTTTTTAATAGCAATTGGATTTATCTTTTGACTTTTAAATGTATAACTTAATCTATAAATATTTGACTTATCGCTTCTTGTATTAATGGAAACTTTGTAACCCAATAATTGAAACATTAGACAATATGATTGAGCAGTAACTTGATTTTTGGTATCAATTCTCAAATTACCATATTTATTATATTCCATTCTGTTTCCATCTGTATCATGTAATCCCAATCTAAATTTCTCAAGAATAGTACTATTACTATTCAATATTTCATTTGGAACTACTTTTGATTTATCCAAATAACATTTTTCTCTATATTTTAAAACAATGTTTTTGATACTATTATATCCACCAGAATGTGGAATTAACTTATAAACATTTGATGATTTTATTGTATTAATAATCTTAAATGGTATTCCTTCTATTCTTTCCAAAATATTTTTACATTTTTCTAATAAAGAAATATCTTTGTTATTTATAGTCCAGCTATATTTAATTCCATCTTTAAATTTATAACTTCCACAAGAACCATCACCAACAAAGACACCATAAATATATGCTTGTTCTTCATCAATATTGGTAATATCCGCGACAGTAATATCAGGTTTTGAATGCAATAATTCTTGACCTATAATACAATCAATGGGTTTAATTATTTCTGATTTTTCATTTAATAAACTATGGTCTTCTGTAACATCTACTAAACCAGTATGAGTTAAAATTCTATAAATTTTTTTAATAGTTTTATGTCGAATAATTCTTTTTACTTTACTCCATTCTCCACCAGTCCACACCAGCATATTTTCTGGAATAAATTGTTCCTTATTAAATCTATCACTATCAAATGGTTTAAAGTTGTTATATTCAAACCATTCACCTTCCAATTTCTCAAATGTACTCACATTAATTTTATCATTAAGTTTATAAGTAATTGGAGTATAAGGCATTACACTATCACCATAGATAACATTAGTTTCATAATTATCTTCTACAAATTTCTTTGCTAACATAATCATTTCTCTTCCTGTTGAGGTTGTACAAGCTGCAATATCTTTCAAATAAATAGCAGAAGTTCTTGCACCAATTTGACCATATAAAGAATTCGCTGTTACCTTATAAGCATTTTGAAGAGCATCAAATACAGCACATTCAAATTTATTATATGTATCTTTAATATCAATTATTTCTTTCTTAGGAATAATTGTTTTCTTTTTAAATTCATCATCAATAACAGTAATTTCATTATCACTTTCCTGAATAGAACCGCAAAATTCTCTGCCATCATGTATAGTCACTGTTTTATATTCAATTTTCTTTCTTGTATTTTTTCTTTGATTAAGAAGCATTTCAAGAATATCAGGAATTACTCCTTTTCTTCCATCTTTATATCTGGCAAAATAACAATCTTTAACACCAGTTTTTTCCTTCTTATCACCAATACCTTCATATAAATCATAACTTACTTTAATAATTTCAACATTATCATCTTTAATATCCTTATATTTATTATCAATAATATATGTATCATGAGAAAGATTTCTACATATCATAGATGATGGATATAAAGATCCATAATCAAATACAACTATTGGTTCATCTAAATAAATACCTTCTTTTGGATCAAGAACAATTGCTCCCTCATAACCATCAGTATCATCATCAATAATGAAATTTTTAATTACTGGAATCAAATAATCCTTTTTCATACATTCATTGGCAACTAATGAAAAGATTTTAATTCCTTGACCTCTTCTGAAAAGATAATTTAATGGAACTAAACAAACATTACCCATACCAATATTATTTTCAATAATTTTCAATTTATGTAATAATTTATTAACAAGAATACAATCCTGAATACAGTATTTAGCAATTACACATCTATCTGCAGAATTACCTTTAAACTTCTCAAAAATTTCATTTGGTTTTAAATCATCTTTATTTTCACCAATATAAATTGATGCAACATTATCTAATTTATAACTATCTAATTTAAAATCTTTTTGAATAACTTTAAATAAATCTATACATACAACACCATCTGTTTCAATAATCTTAAAGATATTATCGCCCAATGCAGACGATGATAATTTTTGTTCTACTAAATTACATGTTCTGTTTCTAATTCTTCCCAAACCCATTTTAAATTTACCATTAATACCTAATTCTTTACTTCTATCCCAAATATATTCAATATCAAAACCCCAAATATTATATCCAATGATTACATCTGGATTTAATTTATCCATGAATCGTTTCCAATATAATAATAGTTCTGATTCAGTTTTACAACATTTAACATTAACACCTTCAATATCATCACAATCATTTAAAGAAATCATTTCTTTATAAATAATTTCGTCACTTCCGAATTTATTTACAGTAACACCAATTTGAATTATTTTATCACCTTCTAATGCAGGTAATACATCAGATAGAAGTTTATTTAATGAATCCTCTATTTCATTATATTCCTTAGTTGTCATCTTTTTTGATCCAACTTCAGGTTTATCTTCATTATCATCTTCATTGTCATCATCTGGTAATTCAACTAATTTAACTTTACTTAAAATAAATCGAATAGTTGATTCATTTTCATATAAAGTTTTCTTTAAATCATCGGTAACTTGAATTTTTGAATATAAACGATTAATTATATAATTATCTTTAATTTTAACTTCATTAAAAAATGCATTATAAATATTATTAATTAAATTTGCATCATCAAAACCGCCTTTAGATAAATAACATAAATCTTGAGCAAGTTTCTTATAATTCTTAATTGCAACTGGAAAATCACCATGAGAACTAGTACATTCAATATCAAAGGATGCAACTATTAATGGAGCAATTTTATTTATATTCATTGCTTGAATATCATTCCAATCTGCACTTAAATTATAATTACATTTAGTATCTGGTATATTATCTTGATAATCATAATTAGTAACTTGAATCCAACCACAAGGTTTAATTTCCTTCATGTGAATAAAACGAAGAAAAGGATCAATATTACTTTCATATAATTTAAAACCTTCCTTAATTACATTATCACTTTGAAAATAATATTTAAGATTATTATACATAAATAATGAATTTACAACAATCTTAAGAAAATTGAAGTTTTGGTTATTTGTGAATCCCCAAAAATCTTTCTTAGAAACAATTTCAATATTATGAAAATGACTTTGATAATCATCACCTATAATCTTCTTTTTAAAAGTTTTACCACCTTTAAATTTACTATCATAACTATCATTTAATAATTTTGATTTAAAATCTTTAACTTTTGCTTTTAAATCCTTTTCCTTTAAATCATTCCAATTTGTAGGAGGTTTAACATAAAAGAAAGGTTTAAAATTTAAAACTTTAGTACATACAGTAATATTATCTTCAGTAGTTCCATAAATATAAATAGTATAATTATCATCTGATTCATAATCACTTTTATTTTTATCAGTTTCTGGAATAAACCAATCAGTTATTTGATAAATAATAGGTTGTGTATTATCAGATAATTCATTAATATCAAGTCTGGGAAAAGGATTCATATATATAATAGTTAAATAAGTTTTATATTTAATAAATATTCAATTTTTATTTTTGTTTTTATTGTCTTTTTATAGAATGGAAATAGGTTTTCAAGGGATAATTATTTTAATATTAAGTATATGTTTAACTTATATTTTATATCAATATCATTATTATAGTAATATTGAAAAAATTGTATCTAAAGTTGATAATAGAAATTATGAAGTACAAATACGCGATGATTCACAAGAAGCTGCAGATTTAATAGCAAAAATTCGTCAAAAATTAGAATTATTAGTTAAACATCTTATAAAAACATATCCAAATGAAGAAAGAACAATTAGAATGAAACAAAATTTTAATCCTGATAAAATAAAAGAAGGGATTGATAATCCAAATTATACTAGTTATTCTATTAATAAAGGAGAACAAATAGTACTTTGTTTAAGAACAAATAATAAATTAATGGATTTAAATACAATGATGTTTGTAGTTCTTCATGAATTATCACATATATGTACTGAAAGTATAGGACATACTAGTGAATTTTGGACTAATTTTAAATGGATATTAGAAGAAGCAATAAATATTGGTGTATATCAAAAACAAGATTTTAAATTAAATAATGTTGAATATTGTGGAATGACTATTACAGACAGTCCATTAAATTAATTTTTAATAATTATTTAAGAATTAAATAATTATGATAATTATATATAAAAATGACAGATAAATCTTCTTATCTTAAAAATATTGATTCAATTGAAAAAGCATATTGTTTAGGTTTTTTTTTAAATATTGAAAATTCTAAATCATCTTATGCTAATTATACTTATGAATTAACAAATATCGATAGAGAACTTGATAAAATTAGTTTAAATATCTTTAAAAATGTTGCTGATATTATTTATGATATTAAAAATAATAATGATTCTGATAGTGATAATAATGATTCTGATGTTGATGATTCAGAAGATAAACAATTAAGATTATCTATTACATTAAATGATGATAATATTGTTAAAGATATTAATGAAAATTTAAATAATTTATTATCATTTACAAATGAACAAAAAATAGCATTTATTAGAGGTTTATATGAATATTCACATTTAATGAATTTAAATAATTTTAATGATGGTGATTTAATTTTAATTAGACCTAAAAATTTTAATGATGATTTAATAACAAAAATCTTTGACTTTATAAATATTCCTTATGTTAGACTTCCTAATAAAATTATTTTTAAATATGGTTGTAGTTCTGTCGATTTCTTAGGTTTTATTTATAATAATAATAGTTATAAAATTGACGATAAATTATGTATTCATATTGCAAATTATAATAATATTATTCCATTATGTAATTATATTAGAACTGATGAGAATGCAATTCAACCTACAAAAGCAAATTGGAGTGATGTTGGTTATGATTTAAGTATTATTAAAAAAGTTAAAGATTTTAATTCAAAAACTGCATTATATGATACAGGTATTAAAATTCAATTAGAATTTGGTTATTATGCTGAAATTGTTCCTAGAAGTTCAATTAGTAAATCAGGATATATGTTATCAAATAATATAGGTATTATTGATAATAGTTACAGAGGTAATTTATTAATTGCTTTAACAAAAATTGCAGATGATGCAATTGAAATTGAATATCCTTTTAAATGTTGTCAATTAATTTTTAAAAAACAAGTTCATATTAATATGAAAGAAATTCCAAATAATAATTTAGAATCGACAAAAAGAAATGATGGTGGTTTTGGTTCATCTGATAATTAGGTTAAAAAATTACTTAAACAAATATATGGTTCATTATAATAATCAGGAATTACAATATCTGATGATTTTTCTTGAATATCAATAGGAATAGAATTATAATTATGATGAGTTAAATATGTACAATCATTTTCATTTAAACTCATAAATTTACGAATATCTCCAAACATTATTTATTATAATTATAATAAATAAATCTTTATATAAATATTTTATTGTTTTATCCATTCTGTTAAATATATATTATAATTATCATTTGGTACTATTACTTTTTTATCCATATTTGATATATATGCAATCCACCATGAATAATTATTATTATCAATTATATAATTATTAAAATAACATAAATAAATAAAATCTTTAAAATTTCCAAATATATCTTTATTTTTACTTTCAATTAATTTAATTAATGATTTATCCACAAAATTTATATTATCTTCTGCCCATTTAATATCATCTGTTCTTATAATTATTTTTTTATTATTAAAATGTCTATAATATGCTTTTTCGTAATAATTATTATTATAATTATTTTTTTCAATATTCATACAAACATAATTCTCCAATTTATAATCTTTAAAATAATTCATTATTTCATTTATACAATTATAAATATAATTAATAAAATTTAAATTATTTGTTATTAATAATGATAATAATACTCTTACTTTTGATGAAATTAAATTATAATTATTATAATTATTATTATAATTTAATTCATTAAAATCAATAAATAAATTATCATCATTATAATCAAAATCAAAATTAAATTTATCTTTTTTTGAAAATTTTAAATTATTATCATATTTATAATTACATTTAATAAATATATTTAATATATTCATATATTCTTCATTAAATAATACTAAAATTCTATTTGTTTTTTCAGCATATGTTATTGATAATGCTAATTTAAATAATTCTGAACCAATATCTTCAAAATTATCATGATTAAATGATAGATATTTTTCATTATAATTATAATTCATTTAATTTTAATTTAATTATTTTATATTATTTTTAAATTAAATTGTTTTTAAATTAATCTATTTATAAAAAAAATTGAAATTATATTTCAAAAGTAAAATTGAAATTACTCATAATGGTATTTGAGATAATTGAGAATGTTGTGCCTATTCTTAACTATAATTTGCTTTCGTGGTTTTCCATTAATGTTGATTTTAGTGAATATGGTAAGTTTCCACTTGAACCTTTAACAAATGTTCTTGGTGAAGATGTTGCTATCATTCAGTCTGCAGACCATGGGGTTGTTGTCTTTGCAAATGCTACAACTGTTGTTATTTGCTGTTCTGAAAAGGAATGGAAAAGTAACCTGGAGGATGTCGTCATTTTCATTAAGTCGTTTTATACTGATGAGGAGGCGATTGAGTATTTTCGCTCGTTTGCTTAGGTAAATTTCTACAAGAATGACAAAAATATTTTGTCATTTCATACTCTATGTAAATATGAAAAGAAAAGTCTATTCTGTATATGTTCTGAATTATCTTTATCTGGTTCAGGTTTAATATGTGAATGATATCTTATTTTTTTAACAGTTAATAAATAACTATTAAAAAGTAATCTTTTAATTGGTTTATTTCTAAATAAATATGTTTTATTTATATATTTTACTAATTTAATTGCTTTTAAAATATAATAAATTTTTATAATTATATCAACATTATCAATTGTTCCTCCTATTATAATTATTTGAATATCTTCAAATCTACTGTTAATAAATAAATTACTATTAATTATGACTTCTTGTAAATTATCTAATAAACAATTACAATCAATAATTGTAATGAAAGATTTTTTTATTGTTGCATTCATAATTATTAAACAAATATTATAATTAATAAAATCAGTTACTATAATTTCATTATTATTAGATATATGATAATATCTAGTTCTGAGAATTAAATTATAATAGTATGTATAACAACAAAAAGGATTTGGAAACAAATTTTCTTTTATAATTTTACATTTTTTACTTATAAGTAATTTTATTATTAAAAAAAAGTAAATTTTTTTAATTATTAAATTATTATAATTATGAAAAAAATCTAATAAATAATCAAGTGTAATATTTGATTTTATTTTATAAATTAAATTATCTTTATTTACATATAAATTAAAATTAGTAAAACAGAAAATTTTACTATCATTATCATTATCATAAGTTATGAATAAGTCAGTAATTTTTAAACAATAACTTAAAGGTATATTAAATTCCATTATTTCATTTCAAATTCTATATTTATGATTTTTATTTATATATATATATAATGACATTAAGCATTATTAAACAAATAATCAATAATGATGATATATCATATCATATTTATAATTTATATTTAATAGAAAAAATTATTAATAATAATAATTTAAATATTAATAAAAAAATAAATTTATTTTTAAATTATTTTAAAAATAAAAAGGATTATTGGTCTATTATTTTTAAATATTTAAATATAAATAAGATAGAAAAATCAATAAAAAGATTAATAATTAATGATGAAATTTTAAAAATACTCATAAATAAAAATCCAGATATAATTAAAATTTTAGATAATAAATATAGAAATAATGAAGTAATTATAAGTAAATTATGTTATCATAGTTCATATTATTTTAAATATGCTTCAGAATCATTAAAAAATAATATTAATTTTATTTTGAAATTATTAGAAATCAATATATATATTTATTTTTATATTGATGATAGAATAAAATATAATATTGATATAATAAAAAAAATAAAAAAATTAAATCCTTTTATATTAGTTTTACTTTCAAATTGATAGTGATATTATTTCACCTGCACTATTTATAGGTATATTATATTTATTTTTATTTTTTTTTCTAAATGATAAACTTTTAGATTTTATTAATGATTTTCTAGCTTTATTATAATCAAAATCTGATGTTTTAATATCTATTTCTAATTTAGGATTTTCTTTATCTTCAATATGTATATATAGTTTAGACGTTAATAAATCTATTTTATTTTTAATTACAATTATATCTGTATATACATTATTATTGTGTATTATATTATTATATTTAAGTTCTAAAATTTTATAATCATCTAAAATAATAACAGCATCTACTATTATAAAAACTATTATAAAACATAATATTTTTATATATTTATATATATAAATATATATTTATTACAAAAATAATTTATAAATGAATTTATTAAATATGTACATATATTTAAATAAATATATTTAATTATTTTATATTTCATAAGTAACTTATGAAATATAAAATAATTAAAAAAATTATATAATTTAATCTAAATCGTCAGTTGATTTAGTAGAAGTGTCTTCTTGTGGTGGTGGAGGAGGCATTGGCATTTGTGATGGTCCTTGAAGTTTCATTAGTAATGGTTGAATTTTATCTGTATATTCTTTTTGTTTATTTTTATATGTTTCAGCAGTTGCTTTTGGATTTTCTTCAAACCATTTCAAACCTTCTTCAACTACTGGATCAATTTCTTTTTTAATTTCATCAAAATTAGGTGGTGCACCTTCTGCTTTTGTTGCAATACTATTTCTTACACCATATAAATAATTTTCAAGATCATTTCGTGCTTCAACTACTAATTTCATTTTTTCATCTTCTTCTTTAAATTTTTCTGCAGCTTTAACCATTTCTTCAATTTGTTCTTTTGATAAACGACCTTTATCATTAGTAATTTTAATATTATTAGTTTTACCTGTACTTTCTTCTTTTGCTGTTACTTCAAGAATACCATTTACATCTACAGATAAATCAATAACAATTTTAGGTTGTCCTCTAGGCATTGGTGGAATTCCACTCAAATGAAATGAACCTAATAGATTATTATCTTTAACAAATTGTCTTTCGCCTTCATAAATTTTAATATCAACCCCAGGTTGATTATCTGAATAAGTTGAAAATGTTTGAGATTTCTTTGTTGGAATAGTTGTATTTCTTTCAATAATTTTAGTCATTACACCTCCTGATGTTTCAATACCAAGTGACAATGGAGCAACATCTAAAAGTAAAAGATCATTTGTTTTTGAATTTCCTTGACCAGTTAAAATAGCACATTGAATTGCAGCACCAATTGCAACTGCTTCATCTGGATTTAAACTCTTATTAAGTGTTTTTCCATTAAAATAATTACTCAATAATTCTTGAATTTTTGGAATACGAGTTGTACCACCGACAAGTACAATTTCATCAATTTCATTTTTTGAAACTTTAGCATCTGCTAAAACTTTATTAATAGGTTCCATTGATTTAGTAAAAAAACTATCTGCCAATTGTTCGAATTTTGCTCTGCTCATAGTTGTTGAATAATCAATACCATCAATTAAAGATTCTACTTCAATTGTAGTAGTTGTTGAAGATGATAGATTTTTCTTTGCTCTTTCTGCAGCAATATTTAGACGTTTAAGTGCTTTAGGATTTTCTTTAACATCTTTTTTATGTTTCTTTTTAATATCTTCACATAAATAATCAACAATTAAATTATCAATATCTGAACCACCTAAATGTGTATCTCCTGCTGTTGCCTTAACCTCGAAAATACCACCATCAAGTGAAAGAACTGAAAGGTCATGAGTACCACCACCTTCATCAAAAATTAGAATAGTAGTTTCTTTATCTGATTTCTTATCAAGACCATATGCAATAGCTGCAGCAGTTGGTTCATTAATAATTCTAAGACATTCCATACCACTAATAACACATGCATCTTTTGTTGCTTGACGTTGACTATCATTAAAATACGCAGGTACAGTTACTACTGCTTTTTTTACTGGATGTCCAAGATATGCTTCAGCAGTCTCTTTTAAACGTGATAGAACCATTGCTGAAATTTCTTCAGGATAAAAACGTTTATTTTCTCCTTTATAATCAACATTAATTACTGGTTTGTTATTTTCATCAGGATTTACATTAAATGACCATAATTTTTTATCTTCTTGAACATGAGTATCATCATACTTACGACCAATTAGACGTTTAATATCATAAAGTGTTGATTTTGGATACATTGTTGAAACATTCTTTGATGCATCACCTACTAATTTTTCTTCATTTGTAAATGATACATATGATGGAATGATTCTTGAACCTGTTTGATGATCAGGAATTACTTCAACTCTATCACCAATCCATACAGCAACACAACTAGTTGTTGTACCAAGATCAATACCAATACCAACACAATCTTCTTTTGACATATTCTTTAAGTGATATTTAAAATTAATATAATTAATCTTTAAATATTTTTAAACATAATATTATTAGAAATATGAATAATTTTTTTAAATTATTAAATGATAATGATTTTTATTCTGATAAATTAACACATATTTATTTTACTTCAAATGTAAATAATGAATCTGTTGATGAATTAATTAAAAAAATAAAAGATGCTAATAATATTAAATATCCAAAACCTATTTTAATTCATATTTGTTCAGGTGGTGGTTCTGTAAATGCTGGATTACGTTTTTTATCAGTTTTTAAAACTAGTAAAATGCCTATTGCAACTATAATTGATAATTATAGTTGTAGTGCTGCAACATTTTTATCTATAAGTTGTCCTTATAGAATTATGAATAAATATGGTTTTTGTTTATTACATGAATATTCTATTAGTGGATATATGAATAATAAACGTGCTGATTTATTAAATTCTATTAAAGAATATGAAACGTTTTTTAACGTTATTATCAATATGTATTTAGAAAAAACTAAATTTACTAAGGAAGAATTAACTGAACTTCTTCAACATAATTTATATTTAGATTATAAAATATGTTTATCTAAAGGTATTGTAGATAGAGTAATAGATATACCTTTTATAACTAAAAAAATATCTACTAATAATACTAATAATACTAATAATATAAATAATATAAATAATATTTTAATTGATACTAAATCTATTCATTTACCATTGTCATGTGATTTTAATTTAAGTAATGTTGATGCCTCAATTATAAAATCTAATTTAAAAAATAATAAAAACCCTTATTTAATTTATCCAATACATGAAATTTGTAATACAAAAAGTAATATTAAAAATGATATTTCAAATGATATTTCAAATGATATTTCAAATGATATTTCAAATGATATTACAAATGAAATAAAAATAAGTTCTACAGAACTTTTAAATGAAAAAAATATATTTAAAACATTAAATATTATTTCTAGAATTCAAAATATTAAAAATTATAAAATTGGTATTATTGATTCTCCTATTAGTATTGATAATTTAATACCTTTATTATTTACTGATAAAATATGTATGTATAAACATACATTTATTATATGTAATCTTTTATATTTTTTTAATATGAATAATAGTATTTTATTGGATGATAATTTTGAAAATACCAAATTATTAATGAATATACTTAAAACTATTCTTAAACAAAATACTAAAATGAAACAAAATGATATTAAAATGATAAATAGACGTTTTTTGATTTTAGATGCAGAAAAAGCAAAAGATTGGGGACTCTGTCATGAAATAATTGAAGAATAAAAAAATCCAAAAAATTGGATTTTATAAAACAATTGAAATTACAATCTATTTAATTAGAAACTTAAAACTTAAGTTCCAAACAAAAATCATCCACCTAAGATAAAGATAAATAATAAATTCAACAACTCTAAGTATAAACATTTCTAACAATTATAATTAATAATTATAATTATTCATTTTTCTATACGATTTTTAAATATTAATACTTATATATAAAGATGTTTTAAATAAAAATATTAATGAAATTATATCATTTAAATAACTTGTTATTATATATACCTATAAATATTATAAAAAATAATAGAGATATTATAATATTTAATTTAAAAAGACCTATTACTTTTGAAGATAAACTTAAATTATATAAAATAGATAATATAATCGATATTAAATTAAAACTAAAACAAAGAAACGTTAATTATAATTATAATTTAATTATAATTGAAGATTATATTTATAATTTTCAATTGTTAAATAATGATATTAATAATATCTATAAACATAAAACTTATTTTATTCAATATAACAAAAATTTAAACACTAATAATTATACACAACAAATATTATCAAATCAATTTCTCCAAAATCTATAAAGACAAAAATATTTGCCTTTTTAAAAACGAACACTCAAACAAGAACACCTAACACAAAGTCAGACGCACCCTCACGAGACCGAAAGGTCTCAAAAAGCACATCAAGTTTACGAGGCACCATGACCATAAATCTACCCTTAGAATAGAATATAACATGATCAGATTTTAATTCAAGAATACGCCAAACACCCAACCTCTGAATTTCAGAGATAAAGAGAAACATATCAGATGGCAACTCACTACGCGAAATAGTATACATCTTATTGGATGTCAAAAATATATATATATTAAGGTTTCATTTTTTTTTCAAATTGAATTTAAATAATACAAATTTATTTATAATAATAAATATAATGTATAATTCAAATATTTATAATTTAAATAATAATGAAATACAACGTTTAATTATTATAGGTGATATTCATGGCGATATTAAAAGATTTAAAACAATATTAATAAATGCAAATGTAATAAATAATAACTTTGAATGGATAGCAGAACCACCAAATACAATAATAGTTCAATTAGGAGATCAAATAGATAGTTTAAATAGAAATACAAATGAAAATTGGGAAATATTAAATGATTATGAAATGATATATTTTACAGAACATTTAGATAATATTGCAAGAGTAAAAGGTGGTAGATGTATATCATTAATAGGTAATCATGAATTAATGAATATAATAGGCGATTTTACTTATGTATCACCATTAAATAAAAGAGAAGAAATAAGAAGTAGTTTATTTAGACCTCAAGGTTCAATTGCATTACTATTAGCAAAAAGACCATTAGTATTAAAAATAAAAGATTTATTATTTTGTCATGCAAAATTTAATATAAAACATTTAGAAATTTTAAAAAAATATAATAAAGATATTTTTTATATTAATACTATTTGGGAAAATTATTTAAAAACTAGTAGGATTAATATTGAGGATAAAGAAATATTAGATGGTATTATAATAGGTCAAAATGGTATTTTATGGAATAGAGATATGAATGATATAAATGATACAAATAAATTATTTAAAGAATTAAATATATCATATATGTTTCTTGGTCATACTGCTTTACCAGAAATTACAGTAATAGATAATCAGATAATATATTGTGATACTGGTATATCAAGATCATTTGGAACAAATAAATATCAATATATAGACATTAATAATAATTCTATTAATGTAAAAACAATAAATGAATAAATAAATTAAAGACAATTAACATTTATATCCGCAAATGGTAATTTACTTTCTAATGATTCTCTTGGTTGTGGATTAAATCCTATTTGATTATTAGTCTTAGGGAATTTAGTTAAATCTATTTCTTTAAATTGATTTACATAATCACCAGATTTTAAATTATTATCAAATATTAATTCATTTTCATATCCATCAATAACATTTTTATAATCATCTTCGTTACCAACTAATGAATAAGAATTTTCTTTAATTTGTTTTTCATCATAATCTTCAACTATATCATTATTATTTTTATTAAAATTTTCATATTTATTTTTATTATTACTATTATTAGTATTACTAGTATTACTAGTATTATTGGTATTTCTATTAACAATTAAAACTAATAAAATAATTGCTATTATTATTGTAATAAAAACAAATATACTATCCATATCTAAATATTATTAACTTTTTATTTTTATTCATCATCATCATCAATAAATAAATTTAATGTATTTTTATTATCTTTATTATTTTTATTATTTTTATTATTTTTATTATCTTTGTTATCTTCATCATTATCATTTGAACAATTACTAGAATCATCTGAAATTTGTAAATTTTCAACAAAATTTTTAATTATATATCCATTAGATTTATAATAATTTAATCTTTTATAACCTTTATTTTTAACAATTGATAAATCATCATATATATCAATTGTTAATGGAATATATTTTCTATCTTCTTTTTTTTCTCTTAAAATTCTTCCAACTGATTGTTGAATATCACTTATAGGACTTGCTAATATTAATGTATTTAAAGTTGGAATATTTAAACCTTCACTACTCATTTGATAAGTAGCAAGGATAATTTGTTTAGTTGCAGAAATATCTAAATCTATCATTTTCATACCACCAACATAATAACCATAATCTGCAATATTATTTTCAATAATTAAATTTTCAATATCTTTTAATTGATTTTTTCTTTCAGACAAAATAAGAATTTTTCTATTTTTTTCTTTTTCTAAAATTGATTTTAAAATATCAATAATTAATAATGTTCTGGGTTTATAATTACAAATATTATTAATTGATGCTACAATATTAGGTTGTCCATTATAAAAAGTTTTTATTTGACTATATTCAGATGCAGGTGCAAAATAACGATGAATTTGAACAATCATATCAGCAGACTTTTTATCAATTTTAAAATCATATATAGATTTTCCTAAATACCATTCAAAAACCTTTCTTAAACCGTCTTTTCTATTTAAAGTTGCAGATAATCCAAGTGTTAACCGAATATTCATTTTTTTAAATGCTCTTGAAAAAACCTCTGATGCAATATGATGACATTCATCAATTATAACTAAACCAAATTCTTTAAAAATAGATGTATCATATTCTCTAATTGCTAATGATTGTAATGTTGCAATTACAATATCTTTATCTTTAACATCAACAATTGATTGTTTAATTTTTCCAATTTTTGCATTAGGTACAAAATCTTTAACACTTGTTATAAATTGTTCATTTAAAAAATCTTTATGTGATATAAATAAAGTTTTTTTCTTAAAATGACATGCAATATAAATTGCCATAATTGTTTTACCAAAACCACATGGAACGCTTATAATTCCTCCTAATTTTTCATTATCATTTGCTGATTTAATAAAATTATCAATTGGTATTTTTTGAATATCTCTTAATGTTCCATTGAAAATTAAATTAGGACAATCAATACCATTATCTAAATTATCATTTAATGGAATACCAAATTTAGATAAACCATAACATTTAGGAACATATAATTTATTATCACTCTCCATATAAATAGGATATTCTTTTACAGTTCCAAATGTTCCATTTGGAATTACTTTAGGAGATACTGTAAGTTCTTTTTTAATATCTTTAATTAATTTCTTATTTTTTTCAGTTTTAAGGATTGCATAACCTCTATTTGATAAATAAGTTGTTTCTGCTACCATCATTTAAATATAACTCAAATTAATTTTATATATATTTATAAATTAGATAAGTTAATAATATGTTTTTAGTATTTCTTAGAAGTTTATTTTTTATATTAATAATTTTTTCAATTTTAGTAGATATTGATATTCCAGTTATTTTACATACTCCTGTAAATCAATTATTAATTGGAATTTTAATACTTATTATAATTATTCTTATTGATGAAATATTAGGATTTTTAATAGGATTATTATTTTTAATTATTTATTTTAAATATTATCAAAAATTAATTAATAATAAAACTTCTAATAGTAATTATTTAAAAGAACCTTTATTAGATAAAAATACTATTAATAATTATCCTATTTTTAATAAAAATGAAAAATTTGATGATGTTAAACCATCTCCTAATAATAAAACTGATTTAATTCAAGATCATTATATTAAATTTTCTAATGGTTGTATTGAAATGCCTTATATATCAAATGAATTATTAGAAAATGCTCAAAATAATATTTATGATATTAATAATTATAATAATGAAATTAGAACAAATAATAATACTTATGGTGTTCAAGGATTAAATTCAGATGCTATTCATTATCCAGGTTTAGATTTAACTATACCAAATTATCATATTTATAAATAATTAAATTAAATTATAATGAAATAATAAATAAATTGCTATAAATGAAAATATTAATTTAATATAATAATTATTACCATCAACTAAATCTTTTAATGATTCTGGTATTTTATCTAAAATAGTTGAAAAAATAATTGGAGAAAATATAAATGCGATTATTACTACAATTATTGCTGATTTTCTTAATAATTCTTCATTATAATAACTATTATTTTGTTTTTTATTTTTCAATGGCATTTGACAAACTTGATGTTGTTGTACTGGTGGTACTTGATGATTTTGAGGTTGTGGATAATTAATAACATAATCATTTTGATATGGTTTCTGTTGTTGTTGTTGTGATTGTTGAACATTAACTTTTAATTCTTGTTCAAATTCATTTAATATATCTTTAACCATTGGATCATCACTATCATCAATTTGATTATTTTCTTTAGTTGTTTTTAAAGGAATATTATCAATACTTGTTGTCATATTCATTTTTATTTATTAAATAATAAATATTTAATAATAATTATAACAAATACGCAATTATATTTTTTAAATTTTATTCTTAAAATATAATAAATTATATTATGAAATATTTTATTGGTCCCGTTACAAAAAATACAATTGATACTGTTATTGATTTTGTAAATAAAACTAATTATGAATTTATATTTATTCCAAGTAGAAGACAAATTGAATTTGATGGTGGTTATGTTAATAATTTTACAACATTTGAATTTATAAATTATGTAAAATCTAAAACTAATAAAATTTTATTTGAAAGAGACCATTCGGGACCCGGACAAGGTAAAAATGATGATGATGGATTTAAATCACTTGAAATTGATTGTAATTATTTTGATATAATTCATATTGATCCGTGGAAAAAATATCCAAATTATAATGATGCATTAGAATGGACTATTAAAATGATTGAATTTTGTTATAATATTAATCCAAATATTTATTATGAAATTGGTACAGAAGAAGGAATACGACCAATAAATAGTGAAGAATTAAATAATTTTGTTTCTGATATTAAAAATAAATTAAAATATGAAATATTTAATAAAATTAAATATCTTGTAATACAATGTGGAACAAAACTATTAGAACAAAATAATATTGGTATTTATGATTCTGATAAATTAAAAGATATGATTGATATATGTAATAAATATAATTTAATTAGTAAAGAACATAATGGTGATTGGATTGATATTGATACTATTAAGTCAAAACAAGAAATAGGTTTAAAATGTTTAAATATTGCACCAGAATTTGGAGAAATAGAATCATCAGTAATTATTAATAAATTTAATAAAGAAGATTTAGATTTTTTTTATGAAATTTGTTATAATTCAAATACTTGGAAAAAATGGGTTTCTAATGATTTTATTCCAAGTGAAAATAAAGAAAAATTAATTAAAATATGTGGTCATTATAATTTTATGAATAAAGATTTTTTAACTATTAAAAATAAATATCATAATATAGATAAAGATATATGTACTATTATTGAAAATAAATTAATAAAATTAGTTTCTATATAAAAACAATAATTCATTAATTTTTATATGAAAATTATAATAACAACAAGTGGGTTAGGAACACGTTTAAAACATTTAACAAAAGATAATAATAAATCTCTATTACGTATTGGAAATAAATTTTCAATTTGTTATATAATTGAAAAATTTAATCCAAATATAACAGAATTTATAATTACTTTAGGTTATAAAGGAGAATTAGTAAAAGAATTTTTAACAATTACTTATGAAAATTATAATTTTACTTTTGTAAATATTGATAATTATGATAAAGAAGGTTCTAGTTTATTATATTCATTATTACAATGTGAATTATATTTACAATCACCTTTTATGTTTTTTTGTTGTGATTCTTTAATATTAGATACAATTGATTTTAATAATTTTACTAATTTTAATAAAAATTATTTATTTGTATCTAATTTTAATAATAGTTTAAATTATTCTTCCATTATTGTTAATAATGATAATAATGATAATAATGATAATAATGATAATAATGATAATAATGATAATAATGTTAATAATGTTAATAATGATAATAATGATAATAATGATAATAATGATAATAATAAAATTTTAAAAATTAATCAAAAAAATGCAAATATATATGATTATATTTATACAGGTGTTGCATATATAAATGATTTTAAAGATTTTTGGAATATATCAAAACAAATTTATTTAAAAGATTATAAAAATAAAAATTTGAGTGATATTAATGTTTATTCAGAATTACTTTTAAATAATATTAATTTAAATTATATTATTGTTAATCAATGGTATGATACTGGTAATATTGAATCTTTATCAATTATTAATAAAATTATTAAATGTGATTATGATATATTAGATAAAGAACATGAATCTATTTGTTTTACAAATAATAAAGTAATAAAATATGCAAAAAATATACATGAAAATAAAAATAAAATAACTAGGGGAATTTATTTATATCCAAATATACCTAAAATTTTAGGAACAGGTAATAATTTTTATTCAATGGAATATATAAATGGAATTTTATTATCAAAAAGTTATAAATATGGAGAAATTTATAATTTATTAAATTGGGCATATAAAAACTTATGGATTAATGAAAAAACTGATAATAAATTTATTAATATTTGCGAAAAATTTTATAAAAAAAAAACATTTGATAGAATCAATGAACTAAAATTTAAATTTAAATTTTATGAATATAAATCTATTAATAATATTCCTGTTTTATTAATTGATAATTTATTAGAAAAAATTAATTGGAATTCTTTATATACAAATGTTTTTTATAATTTTCATGGAGATTTTATTTTAGATAATATTATATATACAAATGATAATAATTATAAATTATTAGATTGGAGACAAGATTTTGGAGGTGAATTATTACATGGTGATATGTATTATGATTTAGCAAAATTACGACATAATATTATTTTTAATCATGAAAATATAAATAATAATTTATATTTAATTATTGAAGAAAAAGAAAATATAAATATTGATTTAAAATGTAATTATTTTTTAATACAACAATTAGAAGATTTTGATAAATTTATTATTGAAAAACATTTAGATATTAATAAAATTAAAATTTTATGCTCATTAATATGGTTAAATATGTCACCTTTACATGAATATAATATAAGTAAATTTTTATTTAATTTTGGTAAATATAATTTACAATTATTATTATCATAAATTATACTCTTCCATAATCATCTTTTAATCTTATTACATCCCATAATTCAATAGTTGATGTTTCTAAATATGTACAATCTGTTATACCCTCCATTTTATGTATTGTATATGGTTTAATTGTTATAAAATCCCCTTCATTATATTCTTCTGATTTTAAAGAATCAATATCAATACCTATATATATACGCAATTTTCCTTTTAATACTACAATAGTTTCTGTTTTTAATTCATGATATTGTGTACTACATGCATTACCTTCTTTCATAAATAATTTTTTTACTACATAATTTTTATTTATTTCAATTAATTCTTCATATCCCCATGGTTTATCTATTATTTTTGTTTTATTATCATTATTATCATTATCATTTACATTAACATTTTCTAATCCTTTATTTCTTACAACATTAATTGCAGTTGCAGTATTTAATATTCCTTTTTCTTTTTTATCATTTATTAATATTCTTTCACCATTTGGTAATCCCATTATTAATAAATCATAATTAATACCTAATGTTTGTAATTGTTTTTCTGTTTGTATTCTATTACCTTCTTTTCTTCCTGTTGTTAAAATAATTTTATAATTTTTTTTATCCCATTCTTTAAATTTATCATATACACCATCTAAAAGTAAAGGTTTTTCTAGTAAATTTGAATGAATATTATTTGTATGTTTTATAATTGTTCCATCTATATCACAAAAAATTGTTTTTGTCATTATTATTTTTACTAAATTTAAAATATTTATCATTATATACACACATTATTAAGATATCTTTATTTATAATTGATAAAACCATTGTTTTTCAAATATATTATTATCTAACACTTTTACATTATTTTTACCTATTTGATTACAAAAAAATACACCTAATATTCTTTCAAATGCATTTGAATCGTTTTTATTTTTACAATCCATTTCTAATATTTTATATTTTACTAGTAAATTAATCATTTCATTATTACAATAAAAACTATTCCATACACATAAACGTTGATTTGTATATTCTCCTTGATTTATTTTTGCTAAATAACTATTTACTAACATTAATCCAAAATGATCCCATGATAAATGATCAATATTTTGAAATACATAAACATCTGGTTGATAAATATTAAGTTCTTGTAATATATTATTTTTAAATATAATATTATGTTGAATACATAAATATTTATCTGCTCTAAAAAATTTTAAACCATAATTATATGCACCTATTTCATATTTATTTATTTCAGAATCATTTATTAATAATGTCAAATTTAAAGATTTTATAAAATTATACCAATCAGAATTTTGTGAATTATTATCAACTATTATAATTCTTGCATTTTCAAAAGTTTTTGTTAATTGAACTATTGAATATTTCGAAATATTCATTTTTTCTTCCGATAAATTATCTGAAACATAAGATGAAACTATTATTAATAAACCATTTATATATTCCATTTTAATTTTATAATTGTAATATAAAAAAAACAAAAAAAAATAATCACATTAATCAAATAATTCTTCAATATAGTTATAATCTGGATTTTTAAATACTCTTGATGGTTTTAACACTTCCTTCAATAAATCTTCCTCAAAATTTTCATTTGCAATCCTCATTTCATCGTAATCTAATTTGAATATACATGGATTACTTCCAAATAAAAACCATACTATTTTATCTTGGTTTTTATATAATAATTCATGTGCATTTGGGTTTATTGATAAAAATATCCAATCTATTTTATCTTGGTTTTTATCTAACATATCAATTACATCTGGATTATCATTTAAACATAAATAACTCCAATTAATTTTATCTAGATTTTCTTTTAAATATTTTAACGCTTTAGGATTTGAATTTGTTGAAAATCTAGTAAAATCTATATATTCTTTATTTTTCATTAACATATCATATGCATTATAATTACCTGAAAAATATGACCAATCAATCTTATCTTGATTATCCTCGAGAATCTTAATTGCATTTTTATTAGTAGATAATATTTTCCAATCAATTTTATCTATATTTTTCTCTAATAATTCAATTGCTGATTCATTCGCAGATAAACGACTCCAATCTATTTTAGCAATTTCCTGACTTAATAATTTAATTGCTTCAGGATTTTTATTAGATGATAATGATTGCCAATAAATCTTATGTTGATTTTTCATTAATAATTCCATTCCATTTACATTTGATGATAATGCTATCCAATCTATTTTATTTTTATGTTGTTTTAAATATCTTATTGCATTTGGATTAAGTGATAATTGAGTTTTATCTAAAGAATGTAAATAATTTGTATTAATAACATTAGAAACCCATTCTCTCATCTTCCAAATAGGAGGATTCATTATAATTTCAAATTAAACTAAGATTTAATTATCATTTTTTTTAATTTATTTCTAAGTTTTGCATAAATAACTATTAATTCCTCTTTCTTTTTTATAGTTAATCCTTTAATAGTTGGATCTATTTTTTTTATATTTGCAATTAATTCTGGTTTTGTTATTGTTTTTTCTTTAGGTATTGTTTTTTCTTTAGGTATTGGTTTTTCTTTAGGTATTGGTTTTTCTTTAGGTATTGGTTTTTCTTTAGGTATTGGTTTTTCTTTAGGTATTGGTTTTTCTTTAGGT